AAATGCATTTTGTGTATTATATAATGTTATTTCATTATTCGAGTTGCCAAAAAATGTTGCTGAATATGTTCCAAAGTTAATACCAAAATTGCTTGTAAATTCTCCTTGTAAAAAATTATAAAATGCCACCAAGGTTGCATTTGAGTTTTGTAGATTGGAAAACTGCGCATTAAAATTATCAACATTTATAAAATTATAGTTTGAATTCTCACCATCGTATTTTGTAATAATTGCATTTAATATATTTGAATACTGAATACTCAAATCGGCTGAAATACTTTGATTTAGACTTGGAGCCGAAATTACAAGTCTTCCTTGCTGTGAATTATAACTACAATCGTACTGATTTACAAGATAATTATTAAATGTATTTTGATAGCGGTAATTATTAAAAATTGTCTGGTTTCCAACATCGTTTGCTATAGCAGCAATATAAGGATCATTAAGTCCTGTAAATCCAAACAATATGTAATCATACCAAGTTGTATATCCTGGTGGCAAAGTTTGTCCTGCTGTACTAAACGGCACTGTTGTATTTGCTGTCGCAATCATTTGATACATAATAGGATAGTAATATGCTACAATAGTTTCATTATATGTAAAGTTGACTGCACCTGCTGTTTGTGTTGGCTGGAAAAATCGATTTACAATATCATTAATCGTTAAATTTGACTCGTATTTATTTGTAACTACATTATACACTACCTGACCCGGTGTATTGAAAAGAATAGTATAATCTCCATTTTGTTGAAATACTGATGAAAAATCAGCAAAACTAATATTTGCGAAAAGCGGCGAGGAATTCATTGCATTATTCAGCGCCGTTACTAACTCTGTGGAATTATAGGTTCCATCTGGAATCTTTACTGGTATAATATTGGACGATCCGCTGGCAGTTACACGACCCTGCTCATATACGTACATCGTTGTATTTTGCTGCGATGCTGTAAAATTGAAAAATGAGTTGAGCAGGTTAATCTGATTCAACGTAATCGATTTCACATTTTTATACACACGAGGTAGCCGCAGTGTAAAAAATGTTGGCAAAGGATATGCTGTTGTATCACGGTCCCGTGAATTCAACATAAATAGTGAAGTTGTATCTACCGGCGCAAATTTTAGATCAGTACCCGTATTTGATGGAGGATTTGGTGGCAGTCCTGGAGCCTGATATCCTGTTGATACAGGAGCCTTAGTACCGGGGACGTTTACTAAATAATTCGTTGTGACATCAGAGCTCTGTGTATAATCCGACGATGCACTATCTGTATCCGACTCAGAATCGGAGGGATACGCATTATATAACTTTCGTGTCCCTGTCCCTGAAGACATATCCTATTTCTATGGCTTACATTCGTTTTAGATGGATTTTTTTCGTCTGTTGGTAAAATAGGATGACGAGTATTCTTACAAACCCAAGTAAATTCCTTGTAAATGTTCCTGAGCTTCAGAATGTTGTTACCTCGGCAACTGGTACCTCAGGAAATGGAAGTTTTGCTATCTCGCAACTTCAATCAATGGTAGATACAAATAATAAAATAATAAAAGCAAATACGCTACAAACATATAGTGGTTCCAATATTACAGTGCGAAATAATATCAATATGAGCAACTCGCAAATTTATTATAATAATGTCCCAATCTTACTATCAAATGGTATAAATGCCGCAAATAATTTATTATTTGATGTAAATAATCAAGAGGTCGCTCGATTTACTGCCGCCGGCTATTTCGGTATCGGTGTCCAATCGCCTGTTGCACCACTCGATGTTGACGGAGATGCTGTTGTACGGCAGGGAAATCTCTATCTCAGCCGTTTTGGATTGCCTTCATCGCTTACAATGGGCAATATGTTCGCCGATGGCGATGTGTATGCGCAGTCGTTTCTAACACCATCAGATCCCAAACTTAAGAAGGACCCTGTACCGTATGTACCGAAGGGATTGCCCAAAGCTGTAGAATTCACGTGGATAAAAAGCGGGCAGCGAGACATCGGCGTCTTTGCCGACGATGTCCAGGCTATTGAGCCGCTTTGTGTTGAACGAGACAAAAAAGGGATTCTACACGTAGATTACCCGAAATTGGTGACACTGTGTTTAGCGGAGATTCGTGACCTTAAGGGACGGGTTGAAGTGTTGGAATCGACGCTGAAAGTATATCAGGAAGCTCTGCCTGTATCATCTTGATAAATGTCTCAAATCCGATACTGGCAGTCATGCGTCCAATACCGAATCGATAAATTCCTGGTGTACTATCGGCAAGAGGAGTACATATGCCCTTATTGTTTGTATATGTAAATGTACGTGGCTCAAATCCAATGGCGTAAATCACGACATGGGCTTTGCTCAAAATTCTATAAACTGTTGCAAAATCGTCATAGTTGATAAGCGTTGGTGTAAGACCCCCCCATTGATTTGTTTGAATCTCGTGTGCTATTGCGGCGGCGGCGAGTTTCAAACAGTCCTGTGTATTATCGGATGTAATTGTAAATGGGGTTTTCCCACGATAGACAGCATATACATTTTGGCAGCCAATCTGTTTTAGATTGTTCAGAATTAACGTACCGCTATGCGAAGTTCCAAAAACAACGATGTTTTCCGTAGGTGTAACAGAATGGATAAGTTGATCCTTAGCGAGAGCAATAGGAAGTGGTATCGATGGCAAAGGCAAATCCATAGTTTTTGGAGTTGCACCTAGGCATAAAATCACCTTTTTTGCTTGGTAGGTTTCCTTTGCTGTTATAAGATTCCAGCCGTTATCGGTTTGAACAAGATTAGAGAGTGCTGTTGTATGAAGATGCGCCTTCTGTATATCCGGTTTTACGAGTCGCCTGAGTATCTTACAAATATCCGCAAGTTTAGGCGCCTCTGTGGGTTGGTATCCATCCAACTCTGGAAATGAATGGTTTGCCGCCCATTTTGGAATCATTGCGAATATTGTAATAAACTCCGCTTTTGTAATATTCGCAATAACTCCACCGTATTGTGAAGAGAGATCGCCTCCAATACACGAACGCTCCAATATAAGCGTTTCGGGCAATAGTTCCTCCGGTAATGATGCCAACGTAAAAATACCGGCGGGACCGAGACCTACAATCGCCAGTTGAAACATCTCTATTGTGTATTTAAACTTTTGTTTCGTTAGATAAATAGAATGCTATTGAAGAATGCGGGCGCACTACTCGGCTCCAATGAACGTTATTTCACCGTGGTCTACATGGCGCTCAAATACAAGGGTGAAGATTTGCTTCGCACTTATATTGATTTTATTGTACGGGAGCCAGTGGAGTGGATTCGCAACTTTCCACTCAAACTTCGCACCCGTGCGTCATTTGCGAAGCCCAAAGCTGCCATTATTAAACTCCTGAAAACGGGAAACGTTTTGGAGGCGCTTGGTGCCGAATATTGTTCTAACGCTCACGATGTTGTATGGGATACATTTAAGAAGCACGGTGAGGACATCTTAAATGCACGGATTGCTACTGGCGGTGGGGCGGCACCCGAGGAAAATGAACTGATTCCTGAAGAGACTGCCGCTGTCGCCGAAGGCATTGATGGCGTTGAGGAGGTGACCGATATCTCTGGCGGGGTGACAGTTGTCTCACCGTGGGAGCGTAAGTATCGTATTCTACAATCTGTAATTGTGTCAATGCTTCAAGATTATAAGGATAATATGGGTCTAGTTACAGGTGTTCATACGCTGCTTGCTTATCTCGACTCCGACGCTTCTTCGTAGTCTTTTTTGGCGAGAGTTTTCTCTTAAATTTCCGTGTCTTCGGTGTCGTATCTATTTTCATATACGGCGCACACAGTTTCGGACAAATGACCTTCTTCGGCCACTTATACTGCCGTTGAAGCCCAGACGTATGAAGCATAAGTTTTGCCTCATCCTCCTGCTCTTGTAGTGTCATATCATCAAAATCCAACTTCTCGGTTATGTAAATATGGCGCAGCAGGGAAACGCCCGTTGCCCGTCCAAATAATTGCTCAAAGGTATTCTTTACAAATACAGAATACGTATTATTACTCATCGGCTCTCCGTTTTCCTTAGTAAATACATACTCACGGGGGTGGCGTCCCAACGAGGTGCTCAGGTCCTTTTTGAGTTCATTCGGTAAATCCTCCTCTACCGTCTGATAGTACTTACTCGTCTTATACAGATTCATGACCAAGTATGAAGTACCGCTTTCCGTACGTAAAACAATATAGTTCTCATCGGTTTTCCGTGGGTCATCCTCATTATAAATTTTCACTGCACCCAAATCAGCACGCTTCGGTCGTAAATGTACTAGAATCGATAAAAGAAGGAATTGCTGACTCGATTTGAGTGTATTGTGCGGGGTTTTGGTTTTGAGTTCTCGATATTTATCGGTAATCTCTTCGTAACTTGTATACTTCTCGATTTGTTTCGCCTCTGGCTCCGACCGACGCACCTTCGCCTCCTGGATTCGAACAAGGTCGTCGTGGTATTGTTTCCATTGTGCGGCGGCTGCGGCTGTATCTGTTTTCAGTGTGGGATCCTCACGAAAAAGCACTAAGATGAGCGTGAGCATATTCTTGCGGGTACTAAACGACGGATATAAGGTTTGTAGTTTTGGATAATACGTATCGGGCGCTTTGAGAATCTTAGCGGGGTCTGGTTCGTTCAGTGATTTTGTTAGACCACGCAGGCGGCTCTTATAATTCTCTTTGGTCTTTGGATTTGAAAATGCTCTATCAAGCACTTGATTGAAATGGTCCATCCGCCTCTTCCTATTATGGCGTTGAATGGAAAAATTGAAGGCGTATAGTGCGGTTGTGTTGGTGTGCGGTCCAGTGCTTTATAAATCTTCCCCTTCTTTCTATAGAAAATGAATCATACTTCCTCCATTCTTTCGGCGCTTGAGATAATGCGGCGTGGCGAGCTTGCCAAGGGCGAAAAGACATCTGCCTTCAAGGCTCGTGCTTATAAAAAGGTGATGGACCAAATCAGCGGACTTGGTCGCCCGATTCAGTCATATGACGACCTTGCCGGTGTGACGGGCATCGGCGAGAAGATTGAAGAGAAAATCAAGGAGATTCTAGCGACGGGGTCTCTGGCATCAGCAGAACGGGTAAAGGCGACATTATCCATTGATGCCGTTGATGAACTGCTGACCGTCCACGGTATCGGTCCAGTAAAGGCTCGTGAGCTGGTGGCTGCAGGCATCAAGAGCGTTGCGGCTCTTAAAGAGGCGGTGGCGGCGAAGCCATCGCTGCTCAATGCAACTCAGAAGATGGGAATCAAGTATCACGCAACTGCTACGCTACGTATTCCCCGTGAGGAGATGACGGTTCACGAGGATGTCCTACAAGCGTTTATGCCCAAGGGGCTTGAAGGGGTCGTAGTCGGCTCGTATC